TGTTTTTGCCTTCATTGAGACCTAATCGCTCTAAATTGTAAAGTTTAAAAAAATAAGTTGAGTTTTCATAATGTTACAGAGTGTAACATTATGGTTTTAAAAACCGCGCTTGCAGATTTTTTGGGAAAGGTTTTAAGACAATGTTTAAAATGTTGCCGCTGTCATCTCGCTCTTCGGTATATTTGTAGTCTATAAGATTAAAATTCCGCAGAGTTTTTAACCCCTTCGCGACAGAGGTTTTATTCCCCCTAGTCGGATCCTGCCCCGTCGCTCGACAAATATCCCCTAGCGTTTTGACCAGTTCTTCCCCTTTTTTTAAACATGTAAACCACACATATATGAGGTGATAGAGTCTCATGTCTGTGGGCCTTGATAGGATCTTGAATACGTAGGTGTTGACCCTGTTGTCAATTTTCACCACTTCGGTGTCGATACTGTTATCAATCATTAATTGCTCCTATATTTGTTTGCCCTTATTTTATAGATTGTAACCAAAGAGTTTGTTCTTTCGATAGACGCTGTTCTTATCAGAACAGTAGAGTATGCCACCTACCAAAGCACCAATAAGCTCCTCCCTAACATCATCGATATTAAGCTGGATAGACTCGACAGTAGATAACCTAAGTATCCGGTAGATAACGTAGTTATACATTAAGCGATTTTGATTCGACAGGAGCACTTCATTGCCGTAATCTCCTAAGTCACCCTCGAACTCATCTGCAATAATATCATCGATTAGGTTGAGTGCCATTAGAGGATCACACGACAAGAAAGATCTACCAAATAATTGGATATAGAACCTTCGCTGAACCATCTACTTAGCTCTGTTCTTCATAGAGTAGGTTTTAAGCTGCCTAATCGCAGTAATGTTGATCAGGTTGTGCTTATCGCCCTTTATTAGTGCCCTAACATTGGCAATGGCCTCTCTCTCATCAGCGGCATCAGATTCTACTACATAGGATAGCTGCTTGTTTTTGCTAACATACAAAGTGATATCAATTTTATACTTCATGACTCTCCTTCTCCTTCTCGTAATCTAATAAAGGTACTGAAAATGACTCAACATAACCGAGCTTTCCTTTATCCTCGTTGTTTGTCCAAATGTAGTACTCAAACACCTTCTCAATCACATACTGACAACCGCCTTGATCCACAAGTTGATAATATGCGGTCAAGGTCTGTGGGTCCAATAGACTCCCAATACTAGCGCCGTCAATCTTCTCAGTCAGTATTCTAAACAGGTCGTAATGTCGTTTCATATAGCACCCCCTAAATATCATCATAATCCAATTATTGCAATATGTCAATTATTAAATGCATCACAACAATTTCTATTTAGGGTAACCTTACTTTGATTATTGACATAATCCAATTATTAGATTATGTCAATTATATAGGAGATTTAAATGACAGAAGAAAACGATCTACAAAAGCTAACTAAGAAACTAAACAATATCCAACAAAAGCTAAAAGCACCTAAGGGCCAGAAGAACACTTTTGGTAAGTACAACTTCAGATCTTGTGAAGACATACTAGAGGCCGTTAAACCACTGCTAAATGATTGTGTGATCATATTTGACGATGAGATAGTTGTGGTGGGTGATAGGTACTACGTTAAGACCACAGCGATGTTAACAGACGGTTCCAAAATTATAGAAACGGTAGCATATGCAAGGGAACCTTTATCAAAGAAAGGTTTCGATGAATCACAGATTACAGGGGCCAGTAGCTCATATGCTCGGAAGTATGCCCTCAACTCATTATTGTTAATAGATGATAACAAAGATTCTGATTCAACTAATCATGGTCATCAAAGACCTGCTCCACCAAGACAAGCTCCAATAAAACCTGCTCCACCAAAGTCTATATTGCAGCAAGTATCAGACGAAATTAATCAAATATCTAAAGGTATTGAAGCGGCAAGGAAGGCCTTATGGATACAATTAGGTGTAAATAGTAAAGAAGATGTAGAGAAGGCCGATGAGCAGACCATGATTGAGTGGTTGGAATATTTGAAAGGTTTAAAAAAGGAACAAAAATGATCAAGCGATTCTATTATGGTGGCAATTTAAATAAAAACAAAGAGGGGTTTTAAATGATAGAGACAGATAAGGACACCAAAATGCAGAATGATGAAAAGATTATTGAAATAAAATTCAGTATCTACCCAGATCTAAAAGTCTACACCCTTCGGTGTCCAGCATCTCAGGTTGGGCCTGGAGAATGGGGAGAAAAACAAAATGATTAAACGATTCTACTACGGTGGTAATAGTACTAAAATACTCAGGTTACTTACCGATGCTAACCACATCATGCAAGACAATGAGTTCTACCAATTGATTAGAGAAATCCCAAGCTTTGATTTAGCGAAGGACCTGGACGGTAAAGTAACAGGACACGAGATGGCCGAACTGATAGAGGAAAAGCCTATAGCATGTAATATAGTCCTCTACCGTCCTAGGTGGCCCTGGTCTAAAGTTTTAGGCTATTACAAGGGTGGTAAGAACGTTTACCTTAATAGTCGTAGGCTTCACCGATCTGACTCGAGCATTTTGAACACCATCATCCATGAGTATATCCATCTACTAGACAATTACACTGATAGTTATCTAGGCCATGGTGGGAATACAAATGAGGGTAAGGGTAGGACTGCCCCATATAAGATTGGTGATCTAGCTGAAGAGCTCTACCTTAAAAGAAAAAAAGACATGCTCTGTTAACTCCTTTATAATTTATGCATGCCTAGTGAAAAGCAGATCGAAACAGAAATACTTGATTACCTGTCATATCTCCCTGGCTGCTTTGCTTGGAAGAATAATAGCACCGGCATATGGGATCCAATTAAGAAGATATACCGCAAACCTAAAAGCAGATATTTGCTTAATGGTGTTTCCGATATCATTGGTGTCTACAAAGGGCACCCTCTATTCCTCGAAGTTAAAACATCCCACGCCCCGTCAAAGGTCTCATTACACCAAAGATTTTTCTTAGATAGGATCAAACGATCAGGTGGCATTAGTGCCGTTGTCATTTGCGTTGAGGAAGTCAAATCCATTATCGACAGTTTACAATCCAAACCATCCCCCCTATAATTTTCAAAACAGAAATAAAAGGAAATATATGCAAATAGCTCTCCTGATTATGCTATCAGTCTTAATCGCCATAAATCTATCTAATCTCTATTATTTAACTAAGAAGAAGAAAACCCAGCCTGAAATGGACATGAAACTATTACATGACCTCTCCATGAATGGCCGTGCTCTAGTAGAAATCAAACGTATTGTACCAGGCAGCTTTTTCTTAAGATCTCCAAGGGATTAACATGAACGTATTCGTAACGGGGATAACAGGGAGTCTAGGGACTGAACTGACCCGACTCCTTATAGAGGACAACCATAAAATATTTGGTGTATCTAGATCGGAACTAAATATTAAGAACTTCCAATATGCCAGTTATGTGGATATATCGCTTGGAAACATTTGCGATTATAACTCTCTAAGTGACGTTGTAGAAAAGGCCGGACATATAGATGTGATCTTTCATTTGGCCGCTCTAAAGCATGTTGAGCTTGGAGAGGAATATCCCGAGAGATTTATCAAGACAAATGTCCAGGGCACCATGAACGTCATGGCCTTGCAAAGACGGAAGAAAATACCCAAAGTAGTTTTGTCAGCTACTGATAAAGGGGTACGGCCTATTAATGTATATGGTTGTACTAAGCAGATAGCAGAAAAGCTTGTACTGAAAAATAAGAACAATGCTGTTTGCAGGTATGGGAATGTCTTTGGTAGTAATGGTAGTTTGGTCACCACATTAAAGAGTAAAGCAGATAGGGGCCAACACAATCAATTTGAATTAACTCATGAGGACATGACTAGGTACATGATCAAGATCGAAGACGCTGCTCAATTTGTTTATGCGGCAAGAAACTGGACAGGGGTGAATATACCTGAAATGGAGTCGGTTGAGATCAAAGAACTGATCATGGAATTTATCAACATATATTGTCCAGAAGGTAGCTATAGGATAACTGGTATGCGGCCTGGAGAGAAAATCCATGAGGATATAGCAGAGGGCAAGACATCTTACAATGCTAAACGTATCAGTAAAGAAGGTATGGCCAAATTATTTAAGGGGATCTGGTGATCATTGTTATTGGTAGCAAGGGCAATATGGGGAGAAGGTATTGCCAGATATTAAAGGAAATGGGGACAGACTATAAGGGCATCGATCTTAACGAAACTATATCGATTGATAACGATAGTGAAGTTGCCGGAGTAATTATAGCTACCCCAACCGAAACACATTACCCTATCTATTCGTTTATAAGAGCACAGTATTCAGGTCGGATATTATGCGAAAAACCATTTACTACTACGATCCTCGGTTGTCGCCATATACTGTCGGATAACAAGCTGTTTATCGTAAACAACTATCAATATATGGTCTCCTCTCCAGACTTCCCCACTGTTGGGAAGAACACCATCTATGAGTATTATAATACAGGGAAAGATGGCATACACCTAGACTGTGTGCAATTGTACTATCTAGCAAAAGGTAAAGTGGAGATCTCAAAGAACTCCTCTATTTGGGGATGTGTTATCAATGGGAAAGTTATGCAAAGACAATATGTCGATTACAGTTATGGGCGTATGATAAATCATTTTGTAGTTGGTTGTCAGCATGCTGAATATGACAGGATCAAATATTACAAGGCCCATGTGGACGCTATAGATAAACAAAGGCAAGAAAATGCAACTAATTAGTATTGGTATACAGGCCAGATTAAATTCAACAAGATTACCAAGGAAGATATTAAAGCAGATAAACTCAAAACGAGTTCTAGATTATGTACTAGACGCTGCTTTTAAAACCAAGAAGTATATCAACCGGCATTCACATAGGAATGGGATGGAAGTCAAGATCCATCTTCTGATACCTGAAGGCGATGAGATACATGTACCTAGGGGGGTTGAGGTAATTAAAGGGAGTGAAGAAGATGTGCTCTCAAGATACGCAAAAATAGTCCAGGATGAAGAGGTTAATTATGTAGTCAGGATAACCTCGGACTGTCCTTTAGTCCCCTATGCATTAATAAACAAGGCCATTACTGTAGCTATAAAGGGAGATTTTGATTTTGTTACTAATGCCTCTCCACTTGTAAGGACATTTTGGGATGGATCAGATATCGAAGTCGTATCAGCTAGACTATTGAGATGGATGGACATGGCATTTTCCTGCCCTAATTTTAGAGAGCATGTGACCTTAGGGCTGCATACAGAATTCCCTAAGTGGGCCAGTAGAGCTCATATATTTAGCGATATAGACCTCTCCACTTTAAAACTATCTATTGATACCCTTGAAGATATAGAGAGAGTGGGTAGGATGCTCGAGAGTGTAACAAGCAAAATTCATCATTGGGAGATGGAAAATGGACCCAACACAACATATAAATTCTAGATTAATTGATCGGCATAACAACTGTATTGCTCAGGGTGCCCTTACTAATTCCAAACACCCGCGTTCATATGTAGCAGGTGTATACCCTACTCATTTAGTCAGGGGTAAAGGGGCGTATGTATACGACGGAAAAGGTCGGGAATACATAGACTTTATAAATGGCCTTGGAACCAATTTACTAGGTTATGGTGATAAGAAGGTTGAAGAGGCCATTGCTAAAGCGATAAGGGATGGTATTAATCTATCTCTCCCAACTGGATACGAGGTGGAAGCGGCCGAGAAGATACTTGTTTTGTTACCTTCATATGATCGGGTTAAATTTCTAAAAACAGGATCTGAGGCATGTCTAGCGGGCATACGAATAGCTAGACAAACTACTGGCAGAAATAAGATTTTAACTTCAGGCTACCATGGTTGGGGTGATGCATTTATAGGAATTGAACCCTACTCTAAAGGGGTTGATTATTGTGATGTTTACAAGTTTGAGTCATTAACCCAAATTGATGAGTCAACTGCCGGTGTGATCATAGAACCTGCTCAGCTCACTTTCTATAATGGTAACTACATAAATGAGATAGTTGATCAGTGTAAAAAGTTTGGTGCATTTTTAATCTTTGATGAGGTAATCACTGCTCTTCGAGTCCCTTCACTTAGTTACACCCGCCATTTTAACCTGAACCCTGATCTTGTTATCATGGGTAAAGCACTGGCCGGAGGACTGCCCTTATCTTGTGTTGTTGGTAAAAGCTCATATATGGATGATCCTCGGTACTTTGTATCAGGGACGTTTTATGGAGAGATGTTATCGCTGGCCGCATGTGAATCTATAGTTGATAGGATGTTAAAAAAAGAACCGGACATCATGGATCTTTGGGAATATGGAGAGCACTTTAGGAATCAATTTAACCAATTGTTTGGTGGTGTTGTGCAATTAGAGGGATACAATACTAGGTTTAGTTTAATGGGACTGCCAACACAGAAGGCCTTGTTTATGCAAGAAGCATGTAAAGCAGGGTTACTCTTTGGCGCCTCTCCATTTCTATCTTTTGCTCATTTAGAGATTAAAATACAAATAGAAAGTGCATTGAAGGATATAGCGACTAAGATTAAGTTAGGGTTATGTAGCATAGAGGGGCAACTCCCTATGAACTCATTTGCATCGATAGTAAGATCAAGAAAGGAAAATTTATGAAGTTGGAAGAAGTAATCTCTCTACTAGATTCGAAGAGATTAAAGCTAGAGGGTATAGTACGAGAGAATAAGGAAATTGGGGAGAGGAAATTGAAGAGTGAGTTCGAAGCATTCGATGACCTTTTATTCAAAGAATTCGGGGTTAAATTAAACACCCCACTTAATGTTCTTGTAGTCATTGGGTTGATTAACACGATCTTGGATAGGAGAGAGAAAGAGAAAAATGAAGCTTAAGAAAGACCAAGTCCTATATGACCCGATCAATGATGCCCTCGCTCTTGTTGAAGAAGGAAACAGTTTCTGTTTGTGGCCGTATTGGCTGTTACAACAAAAGAAAAAAGATATGCTAGCGTCAGAATGTATCTTAGAGGTAGATATCATATCAAGATATTTCTATATTGGTGACCTGTGAAAATAACACCTGTGATAGAGTTATTTTATGATAAGGCCATGACAATAGCGAATAATCAGGTATGGTATAATCCTTTGGAAGAGGATTTAATAATTACTAAGACTCCCACAGAATTTAAACATAATAGGGTATGGCTTATAGAACATGCGATGTTCGAGTATCTATTTTTGTATCCGATCAAAGATAGAATATTGTTGCGAGACTACATATACATTGGTGAATTATAGCCAGTATATATTACTAAGGAGGCCTGCCATGATAGTGATAAAGATATTTACCGACGTAGATACTGCCAGCTTGGAAATGAGAATTAATGATTTTATCTCAGATAAGGATATTAAGTTCCTCAGCTATAGTTCTAAGTCAGGGCCAAAGTATTCGGTAATAATTGGGTATAACCGAGACGAGGATATTGATGAGACTGGACAGGGAGCTGGATAGGTTTAAAGTTGTAAATCCCACAAGTGGTAGAGAAGGTAGTGAGTATTTTATCATCAATTATAAGCGTTACCATTTGATAGTAGAGGCACACCAAGGGGATGGTTGGGAGCATGTAAGCGTTCATTTAGATGGACCTCAACGGTATCCCAACTGGTATGAGTTGAACTTTGTAAAGGAACTGTTTTGGGACGATGTCGAAACTGTCCTTCAGTATTACCATAAACACGACACAGATATAAGTAAGAAGAAAAAGTTGCATTTGTGGAGTAAGCAGAATTTTGAGTATGAGTTGCCACCAATTTTAAAAGAGGCATAACCAAATAAGGTATAATTTAAAAGAGGTATAAATGAAGTTAGAGATCGGACATGTAGTAAAAGTTAAGATTGAAGAGAAGGAACACCTTGGTACAGTAGAGGGATATACAGTCACTACTGCAGGTAAGATGTATCTGATTGCAGTTGAAGGACTTGGAGTAGAAAGGTTTAATGAAGAAGATATCTTAGAGAAATATACTAAGTGGGAACCTAGGAAGAAAAATGGCGACTCAACCCCACCACTAGCTTAAATAAATGCAAGGGACAGTTATGGAAGGTAATATAATACCACTGCTAATAGGTCTGGTAATAGGAGCAGCGGCATCGATTCTTTTGTTGATCGTGTCTCTACTATTAATGGAAAGGATGTCTGGGGGTTCCCTCATGTCTGGTATGGACCCAACAAAAAGGGTCCAGTTTAAATCTGGTAAGAAGGGTGGTAAGATTAGACCTATCATTAATGATGATCGGCAATACATCAGAAAAGCTGATTGGGAGAATTCTGGATGGACGGAAAAAGAATAAAGGATCTTAAGGTCGCAGGTATTGTTAGCATTAGAGATGAGCTTATAAGGCAACAAGAAGAAGGCGCTCTAGTTTGTAGGACCGAATCAGGTGATCCATCCTTTGATCATAACATTGTAATTGATCAAGCTATAAGACAGGCCCTGAGAGACCACAAGACTCATTATACTAAAGGTGCTGGGATAAACGAGCTTAGGGAGACCATCTCTTTAAAGTTAAACCAGGCAAACAATATCCTGGCCTCTCCAGATGAAGTATTGGTCACATGCGGTGCCATGCATGCCCTATATGTTATTTTCAAAAGTATTGTTAATTGCACTCTAACAGATCAAAGACCTGTGATATTAGTCCCTACTCCTGCGTGGACAGAGACTTTTACTATACTTGAGGAGTTAGGAGTTAGGATCAGATACTACGAGGTATTCCCTGACAAAACAGATCAGATAGACTTTAACGAGTTCGGTAAACTCATAGATTCAAATACGATTGGAGTAGTTATAAACTCTCCGCATAATCCGACTGGTATGGTGTTCAAGAAGAAGACGACTCAACATATTTTGGATTTATGTAAAATGCACAACATATATCTTGTATCTGATGAGGCGTATGAGAATATAGTGTACAGGCCTAATGTTCATGTTAGTCCTGATCAGATCATGCATTATAGTAAAACTATAAGTATATTTTCCACCTCTAAATCATATTCTATGTCAGGATCACGCGTTGGTTACATGGCAATCAAAGATAAGAAACTATATGTCGAGGCATGTAGGTTGGTTAGGTTAACTACTAATGGGGTTTGTTCCTATGCCCAATGGGGCGCCAACGCAGCTATCAGGAATATATTTATTGGTAGTAATGAGGTACATGTCCTGCAAGAAGCTTATAAAAATAGGCGGAGAGTACTGTATAAAGCTTTAGTTAAAAGCAGTTTAGTAAAACCGATGTTACCTGGAGGAGCATTCTATATTTGGTGCAAGATCGAAAATGGTATGGGCTCATGGGAATTGACTGAGCACTTGTTAAAGTGTGGCATAGGTTCAGCACCGGGTGATGTGTTTGGTCCAGGTGGTAAGGGACATATTAGGTTTTCATTTTCATGTTCTGATGGTGATATAGAGAGGGCAGCTAATAAATTAAGAGAGATGTAAACGCATAGAGGCGGGGAGGCTAAATGATCAGACACGATGCGGTATTCGAAGAAGCAGAGGTGGTAGACGACAAACCACAGAGAAACGAAAAGGGGCAGTTTCTAAAAGGTAACAAATGTGGGAGGAAAAACCCAGTACTACAAAATCTTAGAGAAGCTACGAAACAAGAGGTACTACAGTGTGCTTATTCGCTCTGTAAACCCTGGGCAACCTTAGAGGAGGACTTAAAAGATCCTAGAGCTTCGAGGTTAGAGTTATTGACTGCAGACGCTATCCACACTAAGGAATATAAGTTTATTGCTTGGCTTTTAGAGATGGCAATTGGTAAGCCTAAACAGGTTAATGAGATAGAAACAAATCTAGTCCCTACTATTATTGAGAGGATCAATGGTTCTACTGTAGAGTTGGGATTTGAAGAAGTTGATAGTAAAGATGTGTAAAGATTTGGAAAGAAATGTAAAACAAATTTAAAGGAGAGTTGATGAAAACAAAATTATTATTAGTAACATGCGCAGGGATACTATTTTATTTCCTCTTCGCCATTACTGCAGATTCAAAGGTTGAACAATCACAAGAACCTAAAGGCATCGCTGGAGAGGTTGGTAGGATTGTTATTGGCGCGGTAATTGGAGAGGTAGTTAGAGAGGTTGTTGAAGCGATGAAGAAACCTAAACCTAGTCGACCACGACCTAGGCCTGAACCTACTCCACCATCTAGGGAAGAGGACCCATATACTGGAGGACCTGCTCCTATGCCTACTCCTGCTCCTGGGCAATCATGATTGATATACAAGTGAATCGAAAAAGTTTTGATATACAGGCATATCATGTTGGAGAGTCATGGAACTACCATACCTAATAGCAGAAATTGGATCATGTTTTAACACTTTCAAAGATTGTCTGCAGACTATAAAGATATCAGCAGACCTAAAGTGTTCAGCAGTAAAGTTCCAAATGGCAAATTGGGATGATCTTTATCTGATAGATAACCCAGATAAAGAGAAATTCAATAGTCACTTTATCAAGCCCGAGTGGTTACCTGAGTTAAAAATATGTGCGGATAAGAATAATATAGATCTAATCGTTAGTGTGTTCCACATGGAACACTTTGGAATAGTAGATGATTTTGTTACCAGTCATAAAGTAGCATCAATCGAATCGGGTGATCCTTTCATAATCAGGAAGGCCCTCTCCAAAAAGAAACATTTGTTTGTATCTATTGGTGGGAGAGGCAAGGAAGAGATTAGGTCTATTGACGACCTATTGTCAGGTTCAGATCAGACCTATTCACTGCTCCATTGCGTAGTAGCATACCCTACAAAGAACCCATTAATGAAAAACATCTATTATCTAAGGGACAACTTTAGGTCTACCAAATGCTCTATTGGCATCAGTGACCACACTAGAGAGGTATACCATCTAGCAAAACAAGCATTCTTCCTAGACGTAATAGAAAAGCATTTTAATCCGTTATCCATAAAGGATAGACCTGACAGCTTCCATTCAGCAGATATAGATCAAATGGAAATGTTATCCAAAGCATTCATCCAAAGGGAAACTCCTAGGTTCATAACCTCAAAAGAAAATGGCCTAGCTGATAAGCATAGGAGAGTCCTCATGGCAAAGAAGGACATTAAAATAGGGACTAAATTCTCCGCTAGTAATGTGGGGTCATACCGATTAACCGAGAAAAACGTTAATGCATATACCCCTACCTTAAACAAGGTGGTAGAATTATATTCCCAACATGCTACCAAAGATTACGATCAGGGAGATCCAATATGGCAACCAAAAACGTAATTGATCATATATATGATGCCTTACAAGGCACTATCAATACTCAAGAAATACTAAATTTTGTAAGACTAGGCGTACCACTCAGTGCCTTCGCTACCCTAGGTGTGGTGGAAGGTATGGCGACTGTCCATAAGTTTGGAAGGACAATCGCTGCAGGAGCAGCATTTGGCGATGTGTGGTTGAATGGAGGCGTATATGTTTGGCCTACAGTTGCCTCGAAGTTAGAGGCAATATCCGGGGCCGCGGCCGATGATGATGGGGGACTAGGTGCTTCCAAGATTACAGTCTCAGGACTAGATGCAAACTTTAACAGGATTGAAGAAGAAATAACGATGAACGGCCTAACCGTCACATCGTCCACCACTCAATCATTTCGAAGGGTGAATAGAGCATTTGTTTCAGAATCTGGGACGTATTGTTCTACAACTGCTGGAAGTAATGCCGGTGTAATCACTATTAGGATTGCTGGAGCAGGAGCGACTCAATGCTTGCTTGGCTTTTCAGATAGTGTTGGGAGAGGGCAAACACAAATTGCTAGGTATACTACGGCCGTTAATGAGACCGGGATATTAACTAGTATAAATGCAAACGTAGCAGGGACAAGATCAGCACATGTAAGCTGGTTTAAAAGAGAGCATGCTGATGATATTGTCGCTCCTTTTCTAGGTGCTAGACGATTGATTTATGAAGTGGATGATTTAATTGGGAATATCAGTGTGCAATTACCACATAATGTAAAGATACCACCAAAAACAGACATATGGGTTACGGCCCATGCTGCTTCCGCTGCAGGTTCAACCCCAGTATCGGCCCAGTTCGATATTGAATGCTATACTGTGTCCTAGTGTTATTTAAACCCCATTCACAGAAACAAGAAAGTGCTCTGTTTTCAGATCATGACATCACTGCTTTAGTTACCGGACTCCAGTGGGGTAAGACCTTGCTAGGAGCGTGGTGGTTAAGGCGACAAATCCATACGTATAACTCAACATCAGACAATTTCCTTTTACTAGCACCTACATATAAAATTATGGTTCAGTCCTCATGGCCGGCCTTTAAGGAAGTATTTGAAGGTGTTGGCAAGATCAATAAAGCAGACTGGTCTTTTAAGATACATGGTGGAGGCACTATATATCTTAGGACTGGTACTGAACCCGATTCAATAGTTGGGGTGACAAATGTTAGAGCTATATGGGGGGATGAGGCGGGTAAGTATTCTAAGTATTTCTGGGAAAATATAGAGGGTAGAGCGGCATTTGCTAATGGACGCGTCCTTTTAACAACAACACCGTATTCACTGAACTGGCTTTATAAGGAGCTTGTTAAACCTTATCGTGAAGGTAAGCGGGATGATATTTTACTCATTGGTGCGAAGTCTATAGAAAATCCCTACTTTAGTAAGGAAACCTTTCATAAACGAAAGCAGCTAATGGACCCTAGAAAGTTCAAGGCAATGTATGAAGGTAGCTTTGAGCAAATGCAAGGGCTGGTATATGATTGCTTCAAAGAAAATGAGCATGTCCATCCACAATTTGTTCATCATGAAGGTGTTGAGTATTACGCTGGAGTAGACTGGGGTTATGCTGATCCTTTCGTAATGAATGTAAGGGCCGTCACTCCTGATGGTTACCATTTCTTAATATCTGAATTTTGTAAAACATCACAGACTCCTGGAGAGCTTATAAGAATAGCTAAGGTGAAGACTCAGATGTATAACCTTAAAGCGGTATATTGTGATCCAAGTCAACCAGGACTTATCAAGGAATTCCAAAATGCTGGGATACCTGCTCAAGCTGCAGATAACGATATCTTGACTGGAGTAGGCCGGCATTATGAATTGATTAAGAGTGGTCGGTACAAAGTGGTGAAGGACGCTGCTCCTCATACGATAGATGAGTACGCTAGTTATCATTGGCCTGAACAGGTTAGCTTATTACCCGACCAAAATGCTAAACCACAAAAGCCGGTGGATCAGAATAACCATTGTTGTGACGCTGAGCGTTATTGCACCACACAAACATGGAATATTCACAAGCATTCACAACCAAGGACTATCCAAGAAACAAGGAAACATTATACTGAACTTAACCCCGAACAGAGAATTGCCAGGGTTAAAAGAAAGAACAACCAAAATAAACATGAGGTGTTTTCGTGATATATGCCTACGAATGCGACAACTGTGGTTTCAAATTTGATGTAGTGAAGCCAGCGACCCATTACAAAGATGAAGAGTATTGTGCTAATTGCAAGTGTGTATCAAGAAGGCTATTTTCTCCCCCTCTCCTAACTATAGATAAAACACAACCAGAGTTTAACCATGCCTTTGGTAAGGTGATTAGGAACAAAAGCCACAGAAATGAAGAAGCTAAAAAGCGTGGGATGGTAGAGATAGGCAATGAAAGGCCTGACGTAATACACAAAGCAATGGATAATCAAAAGGCCCACTTAAGAAAAGCTAAGTGGGATAACGTAATTAAGGAGCTATAATATGCCTCACGGAATTGCAACACTAGATCAGCACGAAAGTAAAAGGCCTGACGTCAATCCAAACCAAGATAGAGATTTTAGACCAACTGATAAAGAAGAAAAGATAATCAAGAAAATAAATCAGTTATTCGAAAGATCAAGGGAGCATCGCCAACGATACGATGAGAAGTGGGTTGATTTCTACCATATGTTTAGAGGCAAACAGTGGAAGGAAGAGAGGCCTCCTTATAGGCATTCCGAAGTGATTAACATGGTCTTTCAAAATATACAGGCCATGATCCCTATATTAACCGACTCTAGACCTCGGTTTGAATTCCTACCTCAAAATCCAGAAGATCAAGAAGTAGTAGCAATACTCAATGAACTCTCCAGGGATGATTGGGAGAAGAACAGTTGGTTAAATGTAATAACCGAGCAGCTATATGATGGTCATATATATGGAACTGGTTTCACTGAGACTACATATGATCAAGATCTAAAAGATGGACTAGGCGGTGTTGTATTCAAGTCTAAAGACCCTTTCTATTGTTATCCCGACCCTGATGCTACCGATGTGAACACAGAGTCGGAATACTTCATTGTCGCTGAACCAATGAGCTTGCATAAAATCAAAAAGAGATGGCCTTCAAGGGGTAAGTTTGTAAAACCAGATATCGATGATTTTGAAGGTGATGAAAAGGCCGACCTTGGTAAGATAAGATTTAGATCTCCCACTGAGAATAGCGTAGCTTTTGAGAGTAGTACCAGGGCCAGACAAAAGGGTAGAGATCGAGCGCTTGTCATTACTTGCTACCTTAAAGATGACTCAATCATTACTGATAGGGTTAAGAAGGAAGGCGATAATGGTAAGGAAGAAGAAGTTGAGGAGAGGAGAAAAGAATTCCCAAAAGGTAGACGTATCATCCTAGCAAACAAGGTTATCCTGCAAGATGGACCAAATCCATACGACGATGGTGAATTTCCCTATGAGAAGTATTCAAACTATATCCTACCTAGAGAGTTCTTTGGAGAGTCTGAGATTGCTCAACTAGAAGGACCACAGAGAATCTTTAACAAGATGGTAAGTTTTGCTTTAGATGTCTTAACATTAACTGGAAATCCAATATGGATTTTAGATTCGAACAGTGGCGTCGATGCCTCAAATATTTTTAATTCTCCAGGCTTGATAGTTGAGAAACAACCAGGCACTGAAGTTAGAAGAGAAGCAGGTACTCAATTACAACCCTATGTCCTTCAGTTAATAGATCGCATGAAATCTTGGTTTGATGACATCTCAGGGGTAAATGAGGTGTCTAGAGGAGCAGTCCCAACTGGAGTGCAAGCAGGTATTGCGATTCAATCGTTACAAGATGCCGCACAGACCAGGATCAGACAAAAGTCTCGTAATCTAGATGTAGCATTGCAAAAGATGGGCCAGCATTACCTTAGTAGAGTACTCCAGTTTTATACCGCTCCTAGAGTAGTCAGACTTACAAACAATGAATCAGCAGTTAAGTTCTTCAAGCTAGCAGTAGATATTGAGAAAGATGAAAAGGGTGATCTTAAAAGAAGAGACCTTATAGTAGTTCCATTCTCAGAAAATGAGCAGGGTAGATTAGTTGAAGGTGAGCAAATGCGCTTTGACCTTATAAGAAACTTTGATGTCAGGGTACAAACAGGATCGGCCTTACCATTTGCTCGTGCTGAAAAAGAATCGAAACTATTACAGTTCTTTGATCGTGGTCTGATAGATCGAGAAGAAGTTCTAAAGAACTCAGAATTACCTAATTGGGAAGCTATATTAAAAAGAATCACAGAAAGAGAACAGGCCCAACAAGCGGCCCAACAACAACAACCACAAGGAGCATAACATGGCCGGAACTTTAAAAGATAATTTGTCTCAAGCACATAACTCAATGGTCGAAGCTCTAGAGTCAATGCAAGAATCAGGTGCTGATCAGGAAACATTACAAGGTATGGCACAAGTCCTTCAGAACTTTAGATCATTTGTCGAACAAAGTTTAGGAAGCGCACAACAAGAACCACAAGCACCTCTTCAGCAGACCGCTTCGCCTGAAGCAGGAGTTGCTCAAACACGGCCAGCACTGCAGTAGCATTCAATAGATATCAAACGAAATATAGGAGAATTTATGGGAACCGAAGATCAAGGCACCACTGAAACTACAACTGAACTA